CAGAGCCACAAACCTCTATACCTCCGGGTTCTGTTCCGGGTGTAGAAGACACTGGATTTACTACTACCTCTAGGTTACAAAATACACAGAATATGAATTCTTGGTACAATACCCCGGCAGAAAACCTACAAGGCATGAATCAGTTTAACAGTGGTACTACTTCTAGAATGCGCGGTAGGATGGATAGCGTCGGAGATTCTCTGGGTGCAGGAGAAACAAGGATTTTGGGCGCTAGACGCGCAGCACAAACACCGCAGACTGTGGCGGCACACACGCCACCTGCTAATGTAACTGTCGGTGGAGGAAACGCAACAAACTGTAGCACTGGTTTTACATTCCCCGGCGTAGGTAATGTAGAAGACACTAACAGTCCTTATTTTTCTAGCGCATTTACGCAGAACTTCAACATTCCTGCAAACGCCTTAGATGATACACTTAGAATTGTAGCAACAGTATCTCACTTAGGAGCATCTGCTACCGCTGTTTTGACTACAAAAATTACCTGTGAGGGGGTAGAATATACGCAAAATCAGGTGATACAGCCTAATACAGCAAACGAACAAATCACCTTGTTTAGTCAGCGCGTAGCCGGAGCAAAGACAGCAAACACACCAATAGAAGTAGAAATAAGTAGGGTTGCCGGCTCTGGTAATGACACTTCACAATACAATTCCGTAAGTATAATTAATATTGGCATAAAACAAAGTATGACATCGGTGCAGACTACATCACCGACCAGTCAACTACCGCCGTCTGGTTAGTAGTTTTCTCTTAAGCCTAGAATGCGCTTGGCCTTCTCTCTACCGAGTCCGTCAATCTCCATGATAGATTTCTGTGTAGTTCTAACCGCCAGTATCTTAGGAATACTACCGAACTTTTGCAGTAAATCTTCTGCATGTTTTGGTGTAATTCCCTCTAGAGAAGACAGCACCTTGATGCGCGGGTCTAGTTTCTCTTTTGCCAAATCTTTCTGAATGTCCAGAGGTAGTTTAGATACGCCTATTTTACTTTTAACGTTAATCTGATGGTGGTTTACTACGAGCCAATCTACAAACTCATCCATCGTAGTCAACTCCATGTAGCGTATGTTCGGGAAGCGCTGATAGAAGTTTTTCTTAAACTGTTGTATGGTCTTCTTCATGCGCGCCATCTCTATAGCCATGTGTCTTGCAGTCGGTCTTCCTCCGGGTACATACGGTTTTAGTTTAGTCCCATAGACTACTAGGAACGGATTCTCAAAGTCTCTCTCTAAGTCTCTCAGTTGGTCAACGATAGTCCTGCTTCTTCCTAGACCTAAGATAGAGCGGTACAGGTCGTTTATCTCCTTGGCCTCTATGCCCCACGTACCCATGCGATAGTCCGAAGACTTCATGCGTAGTACTCGCGCATCTCCTTTCTTGTCTAACTTAGCATCTCCCATTCTCATTAGGATTTTATCTATAACCTTGGGATTTTCTCTGTCGTCTACAAGCAACATGGTAGTTGCTTACATAAACTCTATTTAACTTTATCCTTAAATTATACAGCCGTCATCGCCGCAACAGGATATAATTTTAGTTTTACAGTTAAGACATGCCATAGACCCATGTACTTCTATGAAGCCCTTAGTGCTTCCGCACATAAGACATCTTGCTTTTTTCTGTGCTATCGCCATTTATCTACCTCCCTTTTACCTTTGTGTGCGCCCAACATGGCCCCGCGTCAACGAGACAGCAATCAGGCGCGTGTTCATACCCCATGATACTTTCGACATGGTGTCGTGTGATGTGAGGATTGAAGTCCCTCCAACCCAACGTTTCCATGAATGTAGTAATCTGTTCTGCTATCTGCCTCTTCTGTTGCGAAGTAAGAGACTGTGGTGGCGCAAAGTTGCGTAGGTTCTCAGCGAGATGTAGCGCCAAAGCGATTCTGACCTTGTGCTTTGGATTCTCATGGTAAATAAGGCTCTGTAGGCAGGGTGGTATAGGTACTAGGTCTGCGGTGCCTATCTCTCCCTCAAACTTGTCGCAAGCATGATATACCTCTTGCTGCGGGTTGTCCGCCATCCATTGAACTATGTCAAAGCAGGAGTCTGCGGGATTACCACAGAAAGGGTCAAGGCAAGCATATTCTTCTGTGGGTCTTTCTGGTATGAAAAAACCATGTGGGTCTTGTGCAAAAGCATCAGCAGGGATGTTGACAGCCCATGCCTTCCTCTTTGGGTTGTAGGTATCAGGCACTCTCGTTAGTTTCTGTGGGTGGCCTACGCCATCTAGAGTAGCAAGACCCTTTGCCATCTCCTTCTGATACCGCTCTATGTGCCTAGCCACACTCATACCAAACACCGGCTTGGTAAAGAATTGATGTACA